CAAACAGTCGCGATGCGAGTGAGAGATGAGGGCGAATCGTTTCTAACGATAACCCTCCCCCTGTTCGAAAAGGACTTCGTGAGAAGCCTTGAACTGGGGCGTATTGACTCTACCAATCTTTTCAAGAACTTTGAAAAGAAGGGTGGTCTCCCGGCATTTCTGTCAGGTTTCCTTAGTCAAATCTTTCACTCTGATGGCACGCTCCTCGACACACCTAGTGTGGATTGCATCGACGCCGTTCGCCAGCTTACGCTGGTTTTCGGTAAGATCGAGCGCCCCTGCAGCGATGCAAGGGTATCTCGCGCCATGCGGCGGTATGTCGAGGTAGAGGAAGAACTGAAAAACATGGATACCAGTCGCTTCGAGGAGTTTCTTCCCCGATTCCAACAAGCAGCCATGTTCCTGTTTGCTGACGTATTTTCTGACGTGGAGAGAAATCTTCTCGGCAGAAGTCAGCTCGTCCAAGCCTGGCCAGAGTATGACCTACTTGGACGGTCCACCCCACCGTCGACGGACTCTTTCTTGAGCCTCGTCGATTTCGTCTTGCCTCATAGCCTCAAAAAGGCTATCAGCAAAGTCGTCGATCCACCCTGTGGCATCGGCGTCAGAGACGAGCAGTGGTTGGTACCCAGGCACGGTCCTGGGGCCACGGCGGATCGACTCCGCGGAAACGCGAAGTACGATCTGGTCGTCTGGCCCCAGAGGCTCGAGCGTGTCTTTCCTTACGGAGATTACGCTCTGCCAATGCTTAGTCAACACGATAAGCTTGACCGTGTTCAGTTTCTCGAGCCTGGGAAGGAGACGCCCGTAAAGGTCGTCGCCGTCCCTAAGACTCTCAAGACCCCACGAATTATTGCTGAGGAACCCACTGCCATGCAATACATGCAGCAGGCCCTTTCGCAACAACTCGTCAACCGACTGGAGGATCTCTCCGAAAGTCGGATGGTACGGAATTCCCCCGTGAATGAAGCCGAGAAGCTTCTGGATCTGGGGAAGTACTTCATCGGATTCGTGCATCAGGAGCCAAACCGGTTCCTGGCTCGCGAAGGTAGCCTGCACGGCTATCTTGCTACGCTCGATTTGAGTGAAGCATCCGATCGGGTCTTGAATCAGCATGTAAGACTCCTGTTTTCTAGGTTTCCTCGTCTTGACGAGGCAATCCAGGCCACTAGGAGCCTGAAGGCTGATGTTCGAGGTCACGGAGTGATTCCGCTGACCAAGTTCGCGTCTATGGGTTCAGCTCTCTGCTTTCCCGTAGAGGCAATGGTGTTCACCGCCATTGTTTTTGCGGCGATTAGTTACGAGAGGCGTGTCCCTCTGTCACGAAGCTTCTTTCTGCGGCTTCGTGGTCAGGTGCGTGTCTACGGTGACG